CAATGCGGGCGGCGCGGTATCTTCCTTTTCGAGCAACGTCGCTTCCTTCACAGGATCAAACGATTCAGACAAAAAGCCGCGCCGTTGCATTTCCTGCCAAAACGTTTCGCGGCTGATTTCGCCCGCAACGCGCGTGGCTAAGAGCTGCTGCAATTCGGTATTGCCGCTCGCCGCAACCGCGAAATCGGTATTGACCTGTAACTCGCCGCCCGTGTCGTCGCTGCCGTTGCCAGCATATTCGGACATGAAGCCGAGTGACGTTTCCAATGCGTCCTGCAACGAAAACGCCATCATGGCCAGTTGCGAATTCTCTTTAACATTGTCGAGAACTTCGCCGGTCGCCGACTTGCCTCCGGGCTGTGGCGTGAGCAGTTGCATTCCCTGCGTCTGCATTTGACTTTCGAGGTTTTGCAGGTCGGTATTACCGGAACCGATCGCCTGCCCGGAATGTTCAACATAAGAAAGTGTGGCGTTTGGCTCCGATCGCCTAACCATTGAGTTAGGACCAATCTCGATTTTAGATTCTTCGGCGAAACCTGCACCGAAAAGAATAGGCACGCGAGCGACATGCAGGATATGGCGCTGGTCGCTTTGGCTCTGCCAGTGGGCAACGTTCAGGTCCGCCAAATCCTGCAATGGCGGCTCGCCGCACATAAAATCCGTGCGGTTGATGTAGACCGGAGCAATGGCGATTTCGGTAAGTGTCGTTGTACCCTGCTTAAAGAGCACCCAAGCGTCTGCTGATCCGTTAGCCGCCGTCGCTTCCACTTTGCGATAAGTCTCCCACGCGCCGGGAGTCAAAACCTTGATTTGTTGAATCGCCTTTTCGTTGAAATCGCCATCCGGCACCGCGACATTTTCAATGAACCGGAACTGCGTCAGTGTCTCAGCGCCGTTGACGACTTCGGAGCGCCAGCCCACGACGTTTTCGAGCGGGATATAAACAAGATAGGGGCGAACTCCTTGCGCCTTTTCCTGCGCCTGAGTAGCCGGCGCCGTGTCCTCTGCCTTGGACGGCATGTCGGTCAAAATCCAACCGATGCCCGTCACCATGCCGTCTAGGAACACGTCACGCGCAAAGACGTTAAGGTGACGGCCGGTCAAATCGACATTCTCGGTCCATTTCTTAACGTTCGCAGGGACGCTATCTTTAATCACGATCGGCTTTTGAAAAACCTTCCCGGTCATGTCGCGGACGGTTTTGCGGTAGCCGTTAAACAGTGTCGTCCGATATAATCGAGCCTGAAAATCCGTCTGCTGCTCGTTCAATTCCCGTGGCAAATACATGCCGCCAGCATGGCGCATAGCGTGCGTGCCGCCCATGAGCGTCCGGCACATCTTGGCCCGGTGCTTCATGTCGGTAACAAGTTTCGTTGGCGTCGATACGTCTGCCATTCCCGCACTCTATGCAGATTGTCAACAATAAAGCGTTAAAATGGCATACGGCTAACGTGCGTTTCGCCTTTGCCGCGCCGGACGTTTTCCAGGGCGTAGCGCACCGAGTCGATGGTGTGATTTTCCTTATCTTCTAGTTCGGAAGTAACCTTGCCGGTCTTTCGGTCGACCTTGTGTGAGTAGAGTCGGCATTCCTGCGCCACACGCTTGCACTGCGGATGGATCACCATATCATAGCCTCTTAGGAATTCGATTCCATCCTCCAATGAACCCGGTCCTTTAATGGCGCCTTGGATTTTCGGAAAGCCGCTTTTCTTCAAATAGGCGATCGTGTCATTGCGCGAGCTGTCGCCAATGATAGGCAATTTACGTGCTAACGATTTCCAGTTGGGATCGATCGCGCGCTGTGGAGTCCAGTTCGGATCGATCTTATCGAAAAGCGCAGGAATGCGGTCAAGAGTACACTCAACAGCCCATATCTCACGCCAAATATAGAGCGTGCGTCCGATGACATAGCAAAGGACGAGCACTGTAGGATCGGGACTAAATCCCCAATCCGCGCCAAGATAAAACTGTTCATGTCCAGCGGGCGGCTCGAATTCCTCTATTCGCCAGTTCTTGAACACCCGCGCCTCAGACTTCGATTCGTATCCGCCCATCCAAACATGCTGGAACGTATCCGGGTCGCGCTTGTCGAATTTCATTTCGTCGACAAGTTCCGAGTCGGTAAAGAACCAAGGATTATTTGGATAATTTACCTCGACCACGATTGAGTTAGGCGGCGGTTGCCAGTCGTTCTTTCGGGCGTCGTCGGAATTACATCGCAACAATGCATCGACCGGATCGTCAGGCTTACGCGGGTTCCACGAGAACCACAGTTCCGAGCCGCGTTTGCGCATCGTCGGGCGCAAGAGCCGCAGTGACGTGGCGGAAAGCGTCTGCGCTTCCTCAACCCATGCTATATCATACCCCTCAAGGGATTTGATCGATTCGGCTGTATGATTCTGCATCCCCTGGAAAATGATAAGACCATCGCCAGGTGTCTTAATCTCGGCTTTTTGCACGTCGAACAGATGCCCAACGCCATGCTTTTCAATGTATAGTTCAAGCGTGCGCTTTGCGGATTGCGCTAATGATTTTTGTATCTCGCGAATACAGACGGCTCGCGTACCGGGATTTAGCACGCAATGTTCGACGAGCAGTTCCGCGAAAAAATGCGACTTGCCAGAGCCGCGCCCGCCATGCGCACCTTTATATCGCGACGGCGGCAACAGTGGTACAAACGCGCGTGGCGTCGGAATGTCTAAACCGATGGACATGCAGGATCGATAATCGTGCGGGTAATCGTGGCGACTGCCTCTCCGGGCGCACCCCCCGAAGGTCCGGTATCCATGGTGTCAATCAATTCCAAGCACCGGACAGCTTCGCCGAACGCCCCGCGTGCTCGTGCCTTTTTATACCACCAATTTAACTCTGCTATCCGCACTCGCCGATCGGCCGTTGGCGCGTCAAGGAACTTTTCGCGCTGTTCGTCGAAATATTCGCACCATGCCGAATCCAATTTCGGCCGATCACACGTCTCAACGTCAAGCGCCGTGCAAGCCGTATCCGGCCACGTCACCTTGAAGGTTGCAATAATTTCAATAAGCGAATCATACGCGGCAAGACCGCGGACGATATGCGCCCGCTGCTCCGTCGTATGAACGGCCATAACCCGCGCCTGAACCTCCAGCGCGCAATATATCCGCCATAGCGCGGATTGTCAACCTGCGCCGCGCGGTTCCCACCAGCGACCTTGCGGACCACAGACGTTGATAACCCATGCTCCGAATGCGCCGCCAGATCGCAGTGTAGTGCAATAGTACCATCGAACTTGAGATTTTGCCGCTTTTTCTTCTTTTCCGTCAAACCCAACCAAATCGTAAGTTCTCTGGTTTGTAGCGAAATAACGGCGACCAACCTCAAAATTCTGTGGCGCAGCGCATTCGGCGTATCTTCCGCTGCCTTTAACCCATTTGCACGAAGCGCACGTTCTCTCCATGGGGCGCTATCCGATCGCGGCGATTCGTGGCGCAGGCGGCAAGCCATTAACGAGATTGGACCTGATCGCCAATGCGTCCATGTTCGACCAGATTGGGAACAGTTCAACCTCGATCCCATCGAAGCCACGCGCCCGCCAATACGCACGCACGCGCTCAGCGAGCGCCTTGGTGCCCTTGTGAGTGTGATGGCTCGGAATGTCGCGTTCGGCTAGCATTGGTCCAATTCCAAATCCTAAAGTGATAGAGCGGGCCGGTCGATACTCCGGCTACTGACTAACCTCGGGCCAGGTGTCTTGCGGCCGGGCGTATATCGTTTCATCCCGGTAAGGTGCCATCCACCGCTTAGCGTGTCCTCGATTTTCCACGCCGCCGCTCTGATCATCTTTTGTCATGCTCAGCGCGGATTGTCAACGGAAATCTTTGACACATACTGCCTACTTATCCCAAGCAATTGCGCAATGCGCGCCTGCTTGGTGCCGATCGCCCGCAAGGCTCGCACCTTATCGGGGATCGAACTGGTGCAGCTCCTGCGCACCCGTGGCCGTCCGGGACGATCGGAACGCAGGACGCTGTAGACATAGCCTGGCGATACCTGGACGCTGGCGGCAATGGTGCCGGGCGGCTCGCCAGCGTCGCATAGGGAGAGGATTTGTTCGCGGGTTGTGGGCGTCATAAGTTATAAAATTCCCTGCCGAACCGCACCGTGCCAAGCCGTGCCTCACTATGCCGGCCCGCGCCGTGGCTTGTAAAATCAACAAAATGAAATCCCCTGCCGAACCATGCCGTGCCGAACCGCGCCTCGCATTGCCGGACCAAGCCAAGCCGTGGTAGATAAAATCAACAAACGAATCCGTGCCTTGCCACGCATCGCCTCAACCAGCCAAGCCTTTTGCGGCGCCATGCCACACTGTGATAAACAAAATGAATCCTTGCCGAGCCGCACCGTGCCGGACCACGCCAAGCACCGCCGTACCTACGCCGAACCATGGTCAAATCAATAAAATGAAATCCATGCCACGCCCGACCGTACCACACATCGCCATTGCCCCGTTTCGCCGTACCATGCCGAACCATGGTTAAATCAATAAACGAATCCCTGCCATACCTTACCGTACATCGCCATTCCCTTCCTCACATGGCCAAACCACGCCCAGTTAAATTGATCAAACAAA